ATTAACCCTATTTCGTTGTTTGTTAACGGCTTGCAGGCTATTGGCTCGGGCTATTTTGACGCCGAGCAAGAAACAGGCGCATACAACAAGGCGCTTGGTTTGTCGGCCCAACAGCAAATGCGCGTAGCGGACGCTGCCGGTGTATTTAATTCTAAATTTAAAGAGACAAAAGACAACGTGGGCGGCGCTAAAAAAGAGGTGGAAAGTTTTGCCGAGGCGCTTAAAGAAAAACTTACCGAGGCAGTAGACACCGCTAAAGACAAGCTGGCCGAGGCCCAAGGCGAATTTAACGATTTTGCCACCAAGGTAAGCGACGCCGTAAAGGGCGCCCTCAATTTCAACGCCGCGCTTGAGGCTGGCGACTACGGGTTTAAAGGTTTTTTGCAGGCGTTACGTGACCAAGTAAAGGGCGTTGTCGAGTATTCCACCAACTTAGGTAAAGCCCTAGAAATGGGCCTTTCGCAAGAGGCCTTAGGCTACGTATTAGAGGCTGGCAACGTTGCTGGCGCCGAGATAGCCCTAGAGCTTGTAAAGGGCGGGCAAGCCGCTATAGACGAAACTAACGCGCTTGTAGAGGCCGCACAACGGGCAGCGGACAAGGTAGGCATACAAGCCGCTAACAAGTGGTACAAGACAGGCGTAGACCAAGCTCAATTTATTGTTAACGGCCTTGAGGCAGAGCTAACCAAATTAACGCCAAAACTTATGGCCAAAATGGACGAGATAGCCGCAAAAATGAAACGCACGGTCAACATCGACGTAACCGTAACCGAGCGCGTAAACCGCATTGTTTCCACTATTAGCAGCTCGATACCTAAAATGGCGGACGGCGGCATAGTGACCGGGCCAACGCTTGCCATGATTGGCGAGGCAGGCCCCGAGGCTGTTATCCCATTATCGCAAATGGGCAACATGGGCGGTAGCGGCGTAACTATTAACGTGGCTGGCGGGTTGTCTACCAGCGCCGAAATAGGGCAAAGCGTTGTTAACGCATTGCGGGCCTACTCGCGCACCGCTGGCCCGCTACAACTAAACGTGGCATAACATGGCTGTTGCTGTAGTCCAATCGGGCAATTATGACCTACAAATAGCCACAGGGTTCCAGCTCAACGCGTTTACGCTCGATGACAGTACGCGCGGGGTGCTCAACAATACCGAGTACGTGTTAGACGGTGTAGGCGAATTTGCCAGCGTTTTAGATGGTGCGCTAAACGTAAACGTGCGACGTGGACGACGCGACCAAGGCGACACGTTCGGCGCTGGCACCATGACCTTTACGCTCGACGACACGTTGGCGTCTGGGGTATTCAATCCGTTTAACCAAGACAGCCCATTTTTTGATACCGCCAACGCGCAACCCGGACTAGCGCCAATGCGCGAGGTACGCCTATTGCGTTACGACACCCTTGGCAACCCCGAGTACATTTTTAACGGCTACGTTGTCAACTACGACTACAACTTTAGCCTTGGCGGCAACGATACCGTAGAGGTTTATTGCGCCGACCAATTCTATTTGCTAAGTCAAACCGTTTTAGACGAGCTCAACGTAACCCCCGAAACCTCGGGCGAGCGCATAGAAACGGTGCTTAACTTGCCCGAAGTTGACTTTCCAATAGCGGCCCGAAACATTGCTACAGGCACCGTAAACCTCGGCCATGACAGCGCTTACACCGTGCCAGCGGGTACCAATGCACTTAGTTACTTAAGCCAAATTAACGACACCGCCGAATTTGGGCGGCTTTTTATGTCAAGGGCAGGCGTTCTAACTTTTCAAAACAGAATAGGCAACACGTTGGCGGGCAGCTCGGCCGATTTCCACGACGACGGCGCACCCAACACCCTTAAATTTACTGGCGTAGGCATATCGTTTGAAGCCGACCAAGTGATAAACCGCGCCGTAGTCACCGGGCTAGACGACAAAACCGCTACCGCTATAGACGCTGGCAGCATTGCCACGTACTTTATACAAACCACCAACATTGGCAACAGCCTTTTACATGAGCAAACAGCCATAGACGACGCCGCCGACTACCTACTAAACGGCCAACCCGAGGCCCGCTACACGTCAGTAGAAACGACGTTTACCGTCCTAACAGCTGCACAACGCGACACGGTAGCAACCCTCGAAATTGGCGACACAATTACCATAGAAAAGACATTTCAAACAGGCAACACAAACAGCGAGCTAGCGCAAGAGCTAGCCATCGAGGGCATAGAGCACCGCCTAAATTTTGCCACCGGGCACAGCGTCCTAATTAGTACCAGCCCTACGGTAATTGTGTACGAATTTATTTTGGACGACGCCATTTACGGAATTTTAGGAATAACCGACCCGCAACCCGTTTTAGGATAAAGTACCCAATATGGCAACAACCCCGTACCCTTTTGCAAGTGGCGCCGTTTTAACGGCCAGCCAACTTAACTCAACATTTAACGTACCAATTAACGCACAAACCGCTAGCTACGTGCTAGTGGCTGGCGACGCCGGCAAGCGCGTACAAATGAACGCGGCAGGCGCAACAACAATTACCGTTAACAACTCGCTATTTCAAGCGGGAGACAATCTCTTTATACAAAACATTGGTGCCGGCACTTGCACAATTACGGCCGGTACGGCAACGGTTACTACCGCTGGCTCACTTGCGTTGGCACAATGGGGAGGTGGCACGCTTTATTTTACTAGTGCTAGTGCTGCTGTTTTTTTTAGCGGTTCGGGTAGCCCTTATGGAACAGCAACAGGCGGAACTTCGTCAAGCATCACGGTTGGCGGCTTAAATTACACGTTGCTTACTTTTACAAGTAGCGGAACACTTACGGTTACAAAGTCGGGCATTTTTGACGTCGGAATTATTGGAGGCGGTGCAGGTGGTAGTGCTAGGCAAGATTTGGCAGTATCAGGCGCGGGCGCTGGCGCTGGCGGTCTACTAATTGCTACTGTTTATTTTACGGCTAACGCGACTTTGACTGTTGGCGCTAAAGGCATTGGCGCAACAAATGGAACAAATTTTAGTGGTGGTTCGGGCAGCCGTTCAGCAATTGTTACTACTGCTGGCGAAATTATCGCGGGCGGCGGCGGTGGTGGTGGCAACGCTACAGGTTTGAATGGCGCATCGGGTGGCGGTGCTTGGGCTACTGGAACGGGCGGTTTAGCAATTTTCGGCACACAAGGTAAAGCAGGCGGAAACGGCCCCGCAGGTATACAACGCGGCGCCGGTGGCGGCGGCGGCTATACCGCTGCGGGTTCGGCAACCGCAACAACTACGGGCGGCGCAGGCGGCGCAGGTTATGACATAAGCGCATTTATTGCGGGTTCGTCCACTTTTGTTTCGGCTGGCGGCGGTGGTGCAGGTGCAACGGGCGGCGCAGCAGGTTCGACCGGCGCAGGTGCAGGCGGTAGCAATACGACGGCAGGCGGAAACGCAACTACCTACGGTTCAGGCGGTGGCGGTTCAGAAAATGCCAACGGTGGAAACGGTCAAGATGGCGTAATTTATGTGAGGTTTAGATAATGAAAACATACGCGGCAGAAATCAGTACGGGTATCGTTAGCGAAATTATTGTGGGCGATTATGTTTGGGCCAACGAAAACCTTGACGGTGATTGGGTTGACTGCACCGACGACGGCGAGCTAATTGCATGCATTGGTTACACCTACGACGCTACTACTGGAACATTTACACCACCGCCAAACCCGACTCTAGAGGCGTAATGCGATGGGCAAAGTATGCGGCGCTGCTTTTTATGGTTGCAGTTATAGCGGCGGTGCTTAATGGGTGCACAATTTCTAAACAAAATACTACGTACCAATGTTTTACAAAAGCGAGTTGCGAAAATGATTAAAACACCTGAACAACAACACGCGGCACTTATAGTTTTTGTGGGCCGTTTGCTCGCGGTATGTTTTACTTTTACCGTATTTGCATTTATCTACGGAGTGCTTTTTGTAGACCAGCCTGAAAAACAGGCCCCTACAGACGCACAGCTCATTGACTTACTATCCACCTTGCTTGTGTTTCTTACCGGCACCCTTAGCGGCCTTGTGGCGTCTAACGGCCTTAAAAGCAAAACCTCACAGCCTGACCAATGACCGTCGCTAAAGCCAAGCCGGGTGTTGCTGGCGCTCGAGATTACATAGGCAACGCGGACGGGGCAGCAGCCGCGCCACGTGCCGGTATGGACGCGTGGATTAAATGCGCGATTAAATACAGCAACAAAAGTTTATGGAATAACGGCAGTTTTGGGCAGAGGGATATGAAAGGAAAACCGGGCAGCTTGTCGGTACATGCCACGGGCCGAGCCGTTGACTTGAGCTACCGCTACATGGCAGACAAAAACAAGGGTGTACCAACAGGTCGTAAAACGTCGCTTGAGTTTATAAACAAGGTTGTTGCCAACGCCAACGCGCTAGGCGTCCAAGCAATATTGGATTACTTTCCAAAACCTTTTGGCCGTGGCTGGCGTTGTGACCGTCAAGCGTGGAGTAGCTACAGCAAACCCGACATAAGCGGCGCCCCGGGTGGCGATTGGTGGCACGTAGAAATAACGCCCGCCATGGCAGACAACCCTGAAGCCGTCGAAGCCGCGTTTTTATTGGTGTTCGGGGATAATCCACCAATCGCGTAGCACCCTGCACTACCGTTGGACTACCGACGGAAAGCTAGAGGTACCTAATGACAGACGAGCTACAAACCTTTTTGTACGAGTGCTACATAACGACACTTGACAACGGCCAACAAGCCATGTTTCAACTATTCCGAGACGCCGAAACCACCAAGGTATTACACGCTCAACTAGCTTTCAAAACCTTGGCTAGCGGCTCGTGGGGCGTCCCCTACCAATGCGAGGTAAAACCATGATTACAGGCACCAAATTAGTAATAGGCATAGTTACAGCCCTTTTAGGGTTTGCGGCCACTACAAGCGCTCTAAACGCGCCTAATGACCAACCAGCAAGCACCATACCAAGCACCGTCTACGTGCCCTATTCCGTGCCGGCACCAACCACCACCGTAAACGTGGACAGCTGCACAATAGTTGGCACCCTGCTAGCGCTCGAGGGCTTACCAGTAGCCGAAATGGAAACAGCACTAAAGGTTGCTTATCGTGAGAGCCGTTGCACCCATGACGCTTTTAACCCAACAGACACAATGGGCGGCAGCGCCGGGTATTTTCAAGTTAACTATTTTTGGTGCAAACCCTCGACGTACTGGCCTACCGGATGGCTACAAGCCCAAGGCATTTTGGACGATTGCGCCCAACTATTTGACCCACAAATTAACGCCCGAGCCGCGGTAGCCATTTGGCGTAACAGCGGTTGGCTACCATGGAAAACAGCAAACTAAACCCGACACGAAAGATACCCGACATGAGCAACGAGCAATACCCTGAAATTGGCATAAGCGAAACAACGCGCAAAATGTTTACCATTTTGGACGACCTAGTAAAACCCGCACACGTGGAAAGGAAACACGCCCGGCACCTCTACCACTTAAAAGGCGAATTGCGGGCCTTACATACCGACATGGTGCGTATTGAAGACCCTCGAGCGTTTGTTATTGAGTTAGCAATAGAGGCGTTAGGCGGCGACGCGTGACCGACACGGGCACAATTAGCCAAGCCCAAAAGGATTACGCCAAATTTATTGCAGCACAACGCAAAGAGTGTGCCAACACGTTTAACAGCGAGCGAAAACAATTTAGGGCAGGCCGCGAAGCAATAGGCGCGTTAGGTGAGATTGTGTTTGCAGACCATTACCTACTCGAGCACCCGGGCGTAACACTTTTGGGCAGCGCGGAACACAACGCTTTACTTGGCGACGTGGACATTTACCAAGTTAAAACCACGGATTGCACCAACGACGTCGTAAGCCTTATTGTGCCGGGCGTAGAAATAGACCGCTACCCCAACAGCCCGTTTGTGCTTGTGCAGCTCTTATTGCCCGATACCTACAACCTTGTTGGCTGGCTATACGGCTGGCAAATAGCCGAGCTGGCTTGGCAACACGTCGAGCACGACGACAACAGCGGCGGTAGTTATTGGGTTAAAAGCTACAAACTATGGACAATGGCAGACTTACCAACCGTGTAGCAGCCTTGTGCTATAAATACAGTCCCGACTAGAAAAGGAAAACCCGACATGCAAGAAAAAGTAATTACACCAAATACGCAACTACAAAAAGTTACGTTGCTTGTTCAAATGACAGAATTTGAACCCGACGAAAACGATTTAGACGCCGGCGAATGGCTACTAAATGTGTTAATGAATTGCGCTAATCCTCACAAACCTTACGCGCATTATGGCGCCCAAGCATTTTTGAAAGCGGCACAAGTATTAAGCGTACAAAATTGCGAAGTGGTGGTATCCAATGGCCTTTAACATTGACAACTACGTAGACGTGCCAACCCGTTTAACGGAAGCACTAAAAAAATACCCGAACCTACGCATACAAGAAACCGACGCGCAAGTAGTCACTATGCCTGACGGCTCATGCTTTTACCGCTGCACCGTCACCGTGTACCGCGACATTGACGACGCACTACCAGCAATTGCTACAGCTGCCGAGCCATACCCGGGCAAAACGCCATACACAAAAAACTCGGAATTTATGGTGGGCATGACCAGCGCTTTAGGCCGCGCACTTGGCTATATGGGTTTCGGCGTTAACAAAAGCATTGCCAGCAGAAACGAGGTGCTAGCCCGCCAAGAGGACGACGGCGACGTAGTGCGCCCTGAACGTACTCGAGCGGTTGCCGGCTCAAAAGCGGTAGCCAATGACCAAGCACCGAGCGGCAACTTTGCGAGCGCTAAACAAATTAACTTTATTAAAGCGTTAGCCAAGGGCCGCGAATACGACGAGGGTGAGCTACTAGAAAAGCTGCACGAAATACTTGGCCGTAACGACGTGATACTAGAAACGCTTACAGCAAGTGACGCCACCAAAGTCATTGGAATAATGAAATGACCCGGTACAAGTCTAACTACAGCTACGCACAAGACTTACGCGACGTACGCCAACACAGCATGGAAACAGCCCGCAAATTGGCTGCCGAACAAGCGTTAGTCATGGAGTTAAACAACCGCATTGTTGAGCTGCAAGCCGAGGCAGACCGCTTACAAGACGAGCTAAATTTGGCGCACGAAGCATTGCGCCGCGCATTTAAGCCACAATGAAACTTACGCCCAACTTATTGAGCGAGCGCGAGTTTAAAAACTCGATTGTTGCGCTAGCCCGTGACCTCGGCTGGCTAGTCCACCATGACCTACCAAGCCAACGCGCTAACGGTAGTTGGGCTACAGCAACACAAGGCACCAGCGGCTTTCCTGATTTAGTGTTAGTGCACCCGGGCAACATGGTTACAGGCTTAAAGCCAATGGTTGTGTTTGCAGAGCTAAAGACACAACGAGGAAAGACAACAGCAAGCCAAGAACAATGGCTAACAGCGTTACGCGCTTGTGGGCAAATGGCGTTTGTATGGCGTCCTGCACAAATGCAAGAGATACAACAGCTACTATTCGGAACCTTTACCCACCCATCTAGTTAGACAATCGGCAAGCACCAAGGCCTACACCCCTCGCAAGGTGACAGGTATAAAACACGGTGACGTGGGTAGACCGACACGCCCCTAATTGGGTGACGTGTTGGGGCGGGCTGTAAACATAACCAGCCAAGTAATGCAAGGTAGACGGATTGAGGCAGCCCGTCGGGTAGAGCATTACCGCATTAGGCTTTAATCGCTCGAACATTGACATACCGATAACAAACCAACACAACCGAGGTAAACCCGACATGAGCAGCTACCAGCAACCACGACAGCAAGCCGCTTGCGGCGCGCTAGCCCAAGCGAAGCGCGGGAGTAGCAATGCCAACTAACAACAACAGCAAACAACGCAACCAAAAAGAATTCAAACACAATCGCTTAAAGGTGCTCGACAACGGCAACGCCGTGTGCCATTGGTGCGGAGTAAACCAAGCAACCGAGGCCGACCACCTTGAGCCGAGCGACGCCGGTGGAAGCAACGACATTTCTAATTTGGTGCCGGCTTGCAAACCGTGTAACGCTCGACGAGGCCAACAATACGCACAACAAAAACAACGCGCTAAAACCCTTACACCACAAGGATTTGCGGAACCCGTTTTTTTACAAACACAAGCGAAGCCCCCGCAAGCTTTAATTCCTATATTTTTTGGAAACCAGCCGCAACCAGCTTTAACCGGCCGATACCAGCCGAGACTAGAAACAACGACGCACGTTGGCAGCCAATCACGCGCAATTGAAATTGGGGAGTTTGCGGAGAGGGTGCTTGGGCTACCGCTTATGGCGTGGCAGCTGCATTGCTTAAAGGGTTTGACCGCTTTCGACGACGTTGGTAAGTGGTTACACCGTGTTGGTTTAATAAGTGTGGCCCGGCAGAACGGCAAAAGCCTTTTGAGCAGCGCGGTTATAGGGCATTGGCTTACTAAAGAGGCCGAGCACCGAGGCCAGCCGCAAACGGTAATTAGCGTTAGTCATAAGTTGGATTTAACGGCCGCGCAATTTAGTTACTTAGCGCCAATCATGGAAGCCAAATTTGGTGCCGAGGTAAGTTGGTCATACGGCCGCCAAAAGCTAACAATGCCGAATGGCAGCGTGTGGCATATTCGAGCAGCTACCCCGGCAGCGGGTCACGGTTACAGCGCCGACCTAATTACAGCCGACGAGGTATGGCAAATATCTGAGGCCGCCATTGACGACGGTTTACTACCGTCTCAACGTGCACGTAAAAACCCTTTGTGTTTACTTGTGAGCACGGCGGGTACGCAAGAAAGCACCGCGCTATTGCGTTGGCGTGACCAAGGGTTACGGGCGATAGATAGCGGCAAACAAACCACGTTGTATTTTGCCGAATTTAGCCCTAGCCCACAATTAGACCCAATGACGCCCGAGGCATGGGAGTACGCCAATCCCGCACTTGCTGGCGGCCTCATTGACCTAGACGTAATTGAGGGCGAAGCGCTAGGCCCTAACCGCTCGGCGTTTTTTAGAGCGTCTGTAAACCTTTGGCAAGCCGTAACAACGGGTTGGCTAGAAATTGGCGTGTTTGACGCTTGCAAAACCGATACCCCGCCACCCCCCGGCGGAGTGTTGGCTATTGAAAGCTCAACGGACGAGGCCCGCTACACCGCCGTGCGCGCCGTACAAGCTGGCAACAAAACACACGTAACCGTGGCGTTTACCGCTAACAGCGTTGCCGAAATGTGGCGGCTAGTTGACACAGAAATAGAAAACAACCCCGGGCTACGCCTAGCAATAATCCCCGCGCTAGAGGTAAGTTGCCCGCCAGCGCTTGAGCGTCGCCGCACCATAGTTGGCTACCGTGAGCTACTTAAATGGACGGCCGCGGTGCGCTCAATGATTGTAGAAAACCGTTTACAACACAACGGCGAGCTACTACTAACGCAACACGTCGAGCGGGCCGTACTTATTAAACACAACGGAAGCGTTGCTTTATCCTCGACACGTAGCCCGGGCCCTATTGAGGCAGCGCGTTGTATGGTGTGGGCCGCGGCCATGGCAAGCCGCCCGCAACTTGTCGGTAAACCAATGATTATGGGCGCTAACCGCTAAAGTTTGTGTGGCGCTCGCTGGCCTTGCTTTCCGTCGGGGATTGCTCGCCGCCAGCGAGTGCCACCAATCCGCGCCTAAATATGGCACACTAAACGCATGGCTATTTTTACGCGCAAACCTGAACCAGCAACCGTTGTTAAAGCTGCTGCCGGTAGCAACGCTGGCGCCTCACAAATTGGCAACTTCTTTGCGTACACCGACGGCGTAAACCGTAGCCGTTTTATGCAAGTCCCAACCATTAGCCGTAGCCGCGACTTAATGGCAAGCCTTGTTGGCTGTCTGCCGCTTGTCATGTATAAAGAAATGTGGAACGGCGACGAAATGGAAAAAGTGCCTGAGGCTCCGCGCTCATGGCTACGACGCATTGACAAAGGCGTAACAAACAACTTTATTTTAAGTTGGACGTTTGACGACTTGTTTTTTTATGGCCGCGCATTTTGGTATATAACCGAGCGCACCGCCGACGGATACCCGGCAGCGTTTACACGTCTACCAGCCGCAATGATTACAACACAAGACCAAGCACAAGGTACTGGAGTATGGTTCGGCCCGTCTAAACAAATTTTGTTTCAAGGTTTACCAATTCGTTACGAGGATTGCGTACAGTTTTTAAGCCCAATTCAAGGTTTGATTTATACCGGGGCAACGTCAGTAGATACCGCGCTCAAGCTAGAGCAGGCCCGCAATCGCAATTCGAGCTCGCTGCAGCCGGCCGTGACGCTTAGGCAAACAGGCGGCGAGCCCATGAGCCCACAAGAGCTTGCCGACTTGGCAGCGGCCTACGACAGCGCCCGCTACGCGTCGGCCACGTGTGCCGTAAACGAATTTGTAGAGGTAATACCTAACAACGCAACGCCCGACAAAATGTTGCTCATTGACGCCGCCGAATATCAAGCAAAAGAAATTGCGCGCATTGCAAACGTCCCCGCCTACCTTGTTTCGGTATCTATCGGTAATTATTCATACGTCTCATCAAGTGAGGCCAGCCGTGACCTTTATACCTTTGGGGTTAAGCCATACATAGATTGCATACAAGAAACACTTAGCGCGGATAACGTGCTGCCACGTGGCACGGGTGTTATGTTTGACATTGAAAGCTATTTAGAAAACCAATACCAAGACAGCGCCGAACAAATGCCGGACATGGCAAACGAGGTAAACAATGCTTAGGTTAATCCCACAAGAATTAAATTTAGACGCCGCTAAAGGTGACGCGCTGCCACGTAGAACCTT